GTTGAACCAAGCACTGCGTGAGTCATCCTCAGCTGTGCGTAGCGAGATACTGCTGGAGATGAGTGATCATCGAGCACGTTTGCAATAAGGAGGGTATCTAATGCCAGACTTCAACATCTTCAAATTGTTAGAGTCGTTGCCACTTAAAATCAAGATGACGAGTTTCGGTTCCATGTTTCAAGATGTTACGGATTTTCGTTATGAAGGATGGATGTCTAAGGGAGCCAGTTACTTTAAAGTGTCTTTTAAAGTGCGAGGTGAACAGCATCCAGTGGTGCTCACTTTCAAGTTGGACGAAGAAGGAATTCGTATTGTCTCTAACTTTGATCCGCGAGGAAAGGAGGGTAAGTGATGGACCCATCGATGGTTATTATGTTAAGCATCGCGTTGTTTATCACACTCGTAGGCGTGTTAAAGAGTGAATTCTAAATAGAACCACTCTATACGAGAGGTGATTTATTCACCTCTCCATCTGGAGGGGGATGTCTATACCCGGTAGACACCCGATGAGGGAAGGTGCTATGAAAACCGAACCACTTGAGTCTCTCTATGCCACGTTACCAGATGGTGGGAGACGGAGCCTCGAGGCGTTCTTGGGCAACGTTGAAGTTGGATTTGAAGAGCAACTGGTTACCCCGTTCTATAAAGGGACAGATCCAAGGTCATATGCTGAGCATTATTACGAAGCCGTTGCCAAATCAAAATTTCCCGAGATAAACGATCTGGAGCTAGATGAGATTGAGAAGTTTGGTCCATTTTCTGTCCGACTACCATGGACTGAGCGTAGAGAAGGTGCTGAGGAATACTTCAAACAGAAGGATTACCCTGAAAACCCAGATCTCCTGGCCGGATTTAGTAAGATCGGACGATTAGTAACTCGACATTCTCTTACCCCATTAAACTTTTCGCTTTCATATGCAGGCATGCCCAAAGATAGCAACAGTGGATTACCTTGGTTCACTAAGAAGAAGGAGTATCTACCTAGCTACCTTGAACGAGCAAAGCGTATAGCAGCAGAGGGATACGTAGAGAATATCTTTCCTGCTGTTGTTGGTTTTCGCTCTCAACCATCAGGTGATCCAGAGTTTCCAAAACAAAGGATTGTGTGGATGGAAGACCACACTGAAACTATTCTGGCACTGGCGATTCAAGTTCCCTTACTGGAGAAGCTAAAAGGTCACCCCACGTTTTGTGCGTGGAATGAGCTAACCAGAGTTGATAGGGTGATGACCCAGTTCCTTGATAGTGCGAGAACACCGATAATCTCAGCTGACTTCAGTGGATTTGATAAACGTTTACCTAGAATTCTTATCCACTTCGCTTTCGAGCTCTTTCGGTATTGGTTCGTTCCACAGGCAAAGCCTCTTATTGATTATCTCGAGTCCCAGTTACTAGAGGTGGGTCTAGTTACGCCAGACGGAGTTCTCTATGAGAGATCTGGTGGTATGCCATCAGGGTCTGGTCTGACGAATCTCGTCGACAGTTTATCACAGCTACTGGCAGTTATTATGCTGGTGAACAAAGCTGCCATCCTTGGTGACGATGGTGTGTATGACACAGTGATTGATCCGGACGAGTTAACTGATTATATGGATGAGAGATACGGCATGCAGGTTAGTGCCGATAAAGGCGGTTATAGTAAAGATCAGGTAAGATATCTCCAGCGCATACATTTTAAGAGATATCGTAGCCATGGCTATTGCGTCGGAGTCAGAAGCTTAGTCAGGACTTGGCAAGGAGTCTGTCATTTAGAGAGACATACACCTGATCTTCCACCTGAGTTCTTCTCAGCTAGGGCAATCTCACAATTAGAGAATTCGAAGTGGCACCCAAGATTCCCACAGGCTGT